CAGAAACAGCACCAGCTAAGGACGTGGACGGTGTACCTGTTGACGAGCCACACCCAGTTCTTGAGAAAGCTGATCCACCAAGCGTGGAAACAGTACCAGAGCCGGTTGTTCCGGCTCCAGCAGAAACCCCAGCGGAGTAGTATCATGGAAGACCGATTCCCCACTCGAAGAGAAAACCTTGAATGGCTTGCGGTGCAACAGGCAGGTCCTCATGCAGTCGAAGCATTCGATCGTATGCTCGCGAATGGGGAGTCCGTCTCCATGGCAGCAACACTCGCCACTCGCACACCACCGAGAACCGGTGTCGATGATAAGTGTCTGCAGGCGAACTCGAAGAGTGTCACGGAGCAGTTCCGAGGCTGTCCGGCAATGCTGGAAATGTACCGGAAGAACTACAAGGCCAAGACAGGTGAGAACCTGCCGGAGGACGCAGTGGTTTACCGGAGCCTTGCCGAGTACCCGGGCGATCCGGACTGTATCGTGACGCATAAGCACACCCTGGCTGACGTCAAACGGAAAGCCAAGGACAAGAACCTCCACGTCGAAGGAGACTGGGAGAATCACCCACGACAGCAGTGTCCTGAAGGGCAGAAGGTTGTCATGAGTGATATGGCGATGGCCCGGTACAAAGCCGAGTATCGTCAGCTCCCAGCCTACGAGAAGACGACGGAGAAAGAGTTGGAGGAGGAGATCATCTCCAAGCACGCCAGCGTTATGACCGGTGAAGACCTGATGAACGCGGCAACCAGTATTGAACAGGTATCGCAAGAAACTTTTGGAGGGTAGTATGAACGAAGAACGCATGATGAAGTTGTTTGCTTTTGAGCACTTGCCACCCCATCTGAAGGACACGTCAAGGATGTTCCACTCTTTGGCAACGGATATCTGCAAAGATATCGAGCCGGGTCCGGAGAGGACCGTAGCTTTGCGTAAACTGCTGGAATCGAAAGACGCAGCAGTCCGTGCTAAACTCAATCCAGGGGGCTGACAGTGATCACCGTATCCGACATGATGAGCCACATTGCCGTACAGCTTGACACTCCAGTCACAGGATGGATGGAGGGTAAGGTACGTACGGCGGTGCTCTCTGCGTGGGCTCGGCTTATGGCCCTGCACGAGTGGGCTTACTTTCATCGGATGGGTACGCTGGTAACTTATGCCGGACAGTCTACAGGGACTGCGGACTTCGACGCGTCAACAAGACAGTTGACGTTGACGGGGGCGACGTGGCCTTCAAACGCCACGTCTCTCCACGTCCGGCTGAATCATAACTGGTACCCGGTCTACCGGCGTATCAGCAACACGGTCATAGAGCTGTTCGAGGGTAAGCACCCACAGGACGATCTTGACGACTACGCATACCTGATCCAGCAGATCCTCTACCCCCTTCCGCAGGACGTTGGGGATATTGTTCAGGTCATTGAGGGCACGACCAATATCTCGATGCTGAGGTTGAACCTGCTGGAGGCCTTCCAGATCCAGGAGGGGTTTGCCTGGTCTCCGGTACTGCCGACATGCTACGCGTTGGTCGGTGACTCCTCGAACCCACAACGGTGGAACCTCTGGCTACCGCTGGAGCAAACGCAGGACTCTGTTCTGCAATACATGTACAAAGCCCGGAGACCCAACGATGTCCTTACTAGAGAAGATCGTGGAACAGTTACGGTTACGGGAGGAGTGGCGACGTTTTCTGAAGCTGTGGTTAAGCCCCTGTGGAATGGTGCCAACGTCCTGCTGAGGTTATCCACAGATGAGAATTCTCCGACAGGTACGTTTGGAGATACCGTCAACGGAGATCTCCGTTACAATCGAGACTGTTACGAGGTTCGGGTTCTGGAACGGCTGACGCCTACAACGTGCCGTATCAGTGACGCAAGCCTCGCCCTGACGAATGTCGCTTACACGGCATCGAGCCTGATTGACACAGGAGACGCAGCGATGGAACTTCTCGTTGCCCGTCTCGCGGAGGATGAGTATGGGTCTAAGATGGTTGGCAACCATGGTGAGAAACTTGTTTCGGGGGCAAAGCTCGCAGCAGCCTTCCACGAGGCCAAGTCAGCGGATGCCCGCACAGTACGCGGAAAAACTACTGCCGCGTCATGGTACGGTCTCCGCTTGCGGGACATCGGGTACCTCTCCCCGACCTCTTGAGTATGAAGATACGGAGGATCTGATCAAGGAATTACTCCAACGTCACGATCTCGGTGTCATCTGTTTGTTCTCGTCAGTACACGGACCGTGGGAGTTGACAGTCGCCGCAGCTCCATATGGAAACCGTGAAGCCCACAAGTACGTGTTACAGGAAGCAACCCGAGTCGTTAACGAAGGAGATTGGTGTGGTTGAAGTCGTAGTCATTTCATGCAAACGTGTCGAGGATGACAAGAACTACCTTGTCGGGGTAGCCCTGGACGCGGCGATCAGCGAGCCGTGGTTCGTACGGTTTCCTGAACGACAGGAAGTTGGGTCACGAGTGAGGGTACGAATCTGATGTCAATGAGCTTGGATAACCCAGAGTTCAACATCCTGACCCGGATGCACACGATACTGCTCGACATGGCTGCAGAAAGCAAGTTCGTGGCCAGTGAGGGTGAAGCGGTACGTCGAGTGAATCCGGCTGCGGTGCGGGTCTGGAAAGTACCAAGCCAGCAGGGGCCGCCACAGTCCGGCCTGCACAACATGTCTCTCCCGGCTATCCGGGTTATCAGTTTACCCGTTGACTCTACGGTTGGAGCAGGGCTAAACTGTGCGGACGACGAGGTGGTACGTATCGCAGTGCAGATCCTCGATTCAGCAGTCTACCACTCGGCTACTCCAATCCGGACGTACACCGACTGGATGAACCTGATTCGGAGAGAAGTCACTGCGATACCTAACCCCTTCCAACAGGATGCAGATCCAGAATACTATGACCCATATGTGGTCCACCCATTGAAACGAGTGCCAGCGGAAGCCCAGAGTCTGATCCGGCATGAACACCAGGTAGCTCTCTTCACCTTCCAAGTTATGGTAAGGCACCACCGATGACGATATCAGTACCGATCAACGCCCGCATGATGATTGCGGGTAAGAAGTTCTGCTTTGCAAAGTTCCTCGACCAGACAACGGTAGAGCGAGTGCAGAACCCAGACGCGATCTGCGGTAACCGTGACCCGCTGCTGCAACGCACAGCCTCCGGCCGCCGGAAAGTAATGTTCTCCACTTTCCACGATATCACAGTGCCGATCCTGCAGGAGCTTCTGCCTATCTGCGGCATGACCTTGTCGACCGGAACATACACGGCGAACCAGTCAGCTCAGTCAACGATAACCATCATCGTCGACAAGGTCGCTGCCGTACACAAGTACACAGTATGTCGGATGACACGCATGATCATCCGGGGTCAGACGGGTACGCTTCCCTGCAGCATCGAATGCCAATGGATTGCGGAAGATGAAATCGAAGACATTGGTACGTCATGGGTTGACGGTACTATCGATAACATCATTGCCTTCCCCGGGGCTACGTACGAGATCAACGGTACCGCCGTCGACTTCGACCGGTTTGCCTTTGTCATCGATAACAAGTTGATCCCCTCGTGGAACTCCAGCGTCACCGTAACCGACGTTGGCAATGGCCCCCGGCAGACACTGCTGGCCACGAGCGTACCGTACATCGCCGGTACGAAGGATCTGTACTGGGACCACAGGGACGACATCCTTGCCGATGTCGACCACTCACTGGAGATCACCAACGGTTCAGACTCGCTCACTTTCAACCTGCCTAACGCGGTACTGATCCCGGAGAGCCCGCCGATCGAGGGGGCTCTCGAAGAGATCCGTTTGCCAATGACATGGGAAGCCCACCGGGTCAGCGGCACCGCAGCCTTCAACTTGGTACTGGTCTCTGCATGATCCCTGAATACTTAGACGATGGGTTTACAACCGAAGTAGGGCCGGGCGTGTTTGCCCGGCCTATGCTTTGGGCCGAGAAGCAAGTATGGCGGTCTCTCCCTGTCGACGAGCAGTGGAACGTATTGGCCACCTACGTCTACGGCGATGGAGACCGATCGGCCCTCAAAGCCGAGATCGTACAGGTCGTGATTGGTTATACGTCCAAAGAGGAAAGCCGGGACCTCCAGGACCTGTCGACCTCAGTGGAGCTGCAAACCACGAGCCCATCCCTGAGCGTCATTGACTGCAACACTTGCCGCAGTTATTGTATGGACCACGACAACGGTTGCCTGTACATCGGCCCGAGCGGACATCCAACTCCTCTACCGAAGAACCAGAAGGTTCCTTGCGAGACGAGCACCGGTTGTCCGAAGGGCCATTGGTCGGAGCCTACCGGACTGAGTAATGAACGGTGGGCAAAGACGTGGCGGCATTACTGGGCATATCCAGACGTCAAGCCTGTTGACAACCTGATGCGGCGGAATAGAACTCTGATTAACTGGACAGTTCAGTATGGACGAGATCGCAGATTTGATCCGTTTATTGGCGGAAGCACCGGCGGAAGAACCGCCGATGCTGCGACCGAAGTCATTGCTGGACAGGGTACAGATTGAGAAGGTTGTTAACGAAGGAGTTGTCCAGCCGGGTCCCGCGGTACCAAACGCAACCCCTCTGTCGAAAGAGGAAGCTCCCGGACGCCAAAGCAGTTTCAAGTTCGCCTCCCCATCCATCGGCCGGTTAGCCGGACCAAGCGTAAAGCAGGACGCGGTAGGGGCTGTAGCCTCCCCCAGAACAGCAGTGCCCGTAGTTCCGGTCCAGACTTCTGTCAAGATTCGGGAGGACCTACCCGGTGTGCTTGCTTTCCCCAAAACAACCCCGGCGGTACCAGACGGGTCCAGCAAACCGCTTCCACCGGGACGGGACCATATCGTGTCACCCGAGACGTTTGCCGGGCGTACTGCTACTCCGAAAATCGCGGAGAGCATACGGGCGATACCCGCCTCTATAAGGAACCGGGAGACTGTCACAGCTTCTGGACAAGTCAACCCGAAAACGCAGGTAACGATATCAGTTCCTCCAGCTTTCCCGTATGACCCACAAGAAGCCTTTGCAGCCGTGGATGACATGTTAGACTTACCACCTCAGACGCAGGGCGTTAAGGGGCGACAGATCCTGGCACCGGCCAACACAGAAGATCTGGAGTCTACAGAAGCCTACGTCGCACGGAAGTATCAGGAACGTGAAGGGTCCTTCTCCGATCTCGACAGGTGGCAGTTATGATCTTCAAGTACGGCAGCTACGCACATGATCAGGACACGGTGATGGTACGTACTACCAATCACGGTATCTTTGATCGGTTCAACCGCCGCATGGGAGACATGCTGGAGTACACCCTGATCGGGTTCGTGCAGGTCGCTGATGACCCTGACCCCGAGTTAACCAAAGCAGCGTTGACCACAAAGATCGATGACCTGATTGCGGCGTATGACGTCGACTACCAGGATTTCGGTCTTTACCACGATGACGGTACTACACCCACACGGCACGTTGTAGCCAATGCTGAGACATTCGGCGGTACCAAGGTTGTAGTGGCACCCTCGTTCATGAATGGCCCATGGGGTGGCAGGATTGAGTACACCAACCGCCGGTCATTCCACATTGTACTGCGAGCGGAGATCCGGGTAGGTGAAGGTCTCTACTCGTGGAAAGAAAAGATGACGATTCGGGGTACCGGTGGTCCTAAATGGCGGTACTCCCCGAAGCTATCCGGGGCTCCAGACGGACAGATCCTGCAGACCGCTACGAGTTTCTGGTACGTGCAGGAGGGCGAGGCTATCGGGCGTGAAGATTTCCCGGACCCAGCGGAACCACTATTCCCGACGATCGAACACGGGGAGATGCGTGTGCGGTCCTTTACGACAGCGGAAGACATCGTTGTTGGTGGGCAGGAGATGTTCGGCACAGCGTGGCAGTACTTCATGGAAGCGTCTACCGATCAGGGCCTGAATCCCTTCGACGTACCGTCCATTGGAGAACTGTGATGGGTTGGTCGTTCCCCGGTATAACTAATCCTGTCGAGTGTACGTATACGCAGACGCTCGGGTTCACACCCGATGTCGCCTTGCTACGTGCGAACTTCCAGGACACCGGGAACATACCAACGTATGGGAACCTGACGCTGACGTACGAGGCCTCCACGATCGTACTGCCGAACTGCGTAATCGATCTCGGGTCCGTGCGTGTATCAACCGGGGGGCACTACGTAACACTGAAACTCCGGGACCGGAGGGTACTGTGGAGCAGGTACCCTCCAATCTCAGGCGAGTACAACATCGTCCGGACTGGAGTTAAGATACGCCAGAAGTCACTGAGAGAACTCGGTGAGATCCTTCTCGACGCTATGGGCGAGACGTCGGCCGACGTTTCCGCCTTGCCAAGTAACATCTACCCGGCAGTATCCTGGAGATGTAGCAACGTCGTCGAAGCTGCCGAAGCTCTGTTTACCGAATTCGGATACTCTGTCGCCCTCGGGTTTGGCTCTGAGGCTGTCACTGCGGTGAAGCTCGGCACCGGGGCGACTTTGTCTACTACGGACGCGATGGTCGTGTCCGCTACCATTGACGACAAGTTCACACCGCGGTACGTCCGGAACTGCTTTGCTGACTCCGCAGCTCAGGTCCGGCTTATGCTCGAACCGGTTGGACTTGACACTGATGGTACGTGGGTCCACATAGATGACCTGTCCTTCGCTCCAGCAGGAGGCTGGCTGGAAGTACCACCGTTCTCATTGCTCGGCCCGACCGATGCCCTCACTGATAACCAGAAGAAAGACGCCCAGGCGTACGTACGAAGGGCATACAGGGTCAAAGGTTTCTCTGATGGTACATGGGATATTCCGGACGGATCAGGAACCACCGCTCTGGTTAACATCCTGCCTCTGGATGGGCGGCTGCTTGAGACGGAAGATCTGCGAGACGACGACTCCTATATCCCGTATCGGGTCTACGGCAAGTACTGGAAAGAAGCCGATGAGCGGGCTCAACCTCCGGAGGCCGAGGGTAATACCGAGATAGGGGACATTGTCAAAGGTAAACAGTATCACCTCGATCGGGAGAACGGTGTTCTCTTGTTTGAGAAGCCCATCTTCTACATCGGGCCGATCGAAGGCCTACCGGAAAAGTACAACGGGTTCCACCCCGCTGAGCTTTGGTTGGAGTGTACCATCGGGATACGGGACCCGTTCACTGGATCTTTGAATCACTACGAGTATGATATCGAGGTTAACGCTGGAGGGTTCGGGTACGAAACCGTAGAGCACGAGGAACGGGCTGAGACGATTGTGGAGTACGACGAGGAGCATGAGGTGACCGGGTTTACCGTAAACACAACAGAGCTTAATGCTGTCGGGGTAAACGCCGCTGCAGCAGTGGCCGGTGCTTACGCAACCGGGGCTTCACTGTTTGTCGCGTACAACCAGCCGAAGCTGGGTCTACGGTGTGACGGTGCGATCCAGCAGGTACAGCACATCATAACCACCGGAGAAGACGAGCACGCAGTAAACCGTACAACCGCGTCTCGTAACTTTGAGTTTGACAGGGGCGTACCTTCGAGAGCCCAGCGGTCCGCTCACGCCCGGGCTATCAAGGCCGGGGCGTATGAGAAGAAGACATCAGTGAAGTTGTCGAGGGAGAGAGACTTCCATGACTAACAGGTACTCACCCCCCAACCGATCGATGATCGACCAGGAAGCTGTCATCCCGTGGGTGAACGTATCCGGAGAAGACATCCCGGCGTTCGGTGTCATCCAGTTACGGCAGAACTTTGACGAGAAGTCAAAGGCCGACAAACCTGACGGTACATCTGGCCTCTTCTTCGTTAACGGTCCTATCCTTGTCAGGGGGGACGCTGGGTCCACAGGAGAGTCATACCTGTGGGACAGACCTAGAAGGGTTCTCCTGTCGTCGGACGCTGTCGTGGGGGACGAGGTCGGTCCTACTGAAGACTCATGGGAGATGTCTCTCGACGGGGTAGGGTGGAGAGTACTGCGGCAGGCAATCGATGGCGTCGGTGTGGTCGTCCAAACCGGCGGCGGTGGCGGGTCCGACATCAGGGACGGCATCGTCCGTATCGGGCACGGGTGTGGGATATACACGATCGAGTTGGGTGAGTTGCAAGACGCGGGTGCCAGTGAGTCAGGATCGGGGAGCGACGGCGGATGTGACCCTTGTGCTACTGGTAGTCAGAGCAGTTCAGGATGTGAGTTGGTGCTAAGTCCACCCCCTCAAAAGGTTGTCGGTAACGGTACATTCGAGGTTGCGTTTGATCCTCAGTCCATAACCATCCCGCTGATGATGAATACCGACTGCGTGATCGGGAAAGTATCAGCATCGGGTAATCCAGGATCTGGGTCGGGGAGTGAGAGTGGATCAGGTGCTTCGAGCGTAACACCGTGGCGAGTCCTGAGCGGATATCAGGAACACATCGTCCAATACCGCGAACGCTGGGACTGTTGTGCGCCGGATGGTCCGCCCGTGCTGATCGGCAGAACTCCGATTGTGTTCGTCGGGAAGGAATGCCCTGAGATTATCTGCGGGGAATGTCCGGAGTAACGACTTATGGCTGGACTGTTTGGAAAACCGGAGTGGGTCAAGTGCTGCGAATGTGCTCCGGGGCCAGAATGCAGGCCATGCCCCGATGGAACAATCTATCCGTGGCTTGTGACGATCAGTATTCCATCGTTGGGGGTTTCGGTTTTGGCTGGCAACGAACTGGACGAGGATGGGGACGGGGAGACGGATTTTCTATATCGATGGGAAGGCGTCGAAGACGGCTACGACTCGCAATCATTTTTTGGTCCTTGCGAATACGCGGTGGCAATCCAAGAAGAGGGGCCAGAGGGAGAAAATATCTGCTCCGGATCAGCAGCAGCGGGCGAGGGAAGTATGCAGGCAGTTTCTTGCTATCCAGACCCTCTCATTCTGATTTACACTATACGATGTTCAAACGGTTCCACGCTGGAAGTAATCATTGCGGAGTGAGTTATGCGTGACGCGATCATCGGGATAATTGCCGGGATTCTTGTACTCAGTATCGCATTCGCAGTCTCAAGGCCAGAAGCACCAACACTTCAAGGCGTCTTCGAGGATGTCGAGAGATACAAAGCGAACCGCATGATGGAAGAACAGATCGAACAGGCCAAGCGAACCATTGAGAAGCAAGAGGCGGCTGGTGAAGATCGCAGAAAAGAGTAAAGAAGAACGGTTGGCCTGGGCTGCCGATCTCGTTGCGTCCCGTCGAAAGCGGCATAACCCAAACGCCTCTACCATCGGCGACCAAATCAAAGCCGTCATCGAATCAACCGCAGGAATCAAAATCACCTGCGGAACCTGCCTCGGATACCTGCAGACGCTGAACCAGACCACGAAGCACGATCATGCAAAGATCGTCGCAACGCTCGCGGCGGAAATCTCGTGGCCGGATCGAATGAAGCACGCAGCCAGATGCGTGATGGTGTCCGACCTGATTGCTCCAATCGTCCCAAGGCCAGAGCCGCCACCAGTCCGCCAGCGTGAAGTGGGTACGCTCCAGTTCATCATTCCTTATTTCCATCAAGAGGCCCGCAGCGACGAACTCCGGTGGTGCATTCGATCGATTCACGCGAACTACCTCGGAGACGCCCACGTTACGCTGATCGGTGACAAGCCGAACTGGTTTATTGGCCATCACATTCCGAAGAAGCGACTCGGGCCGCAATCGTTCCGGCGATACCGGGACAGTCTGAGCAAGATCGACATGATTCGTTATTCGGCGGACATCGACGCGGATGTTATGTGGTGCATGGATGACTGCTACTTTTTGAAACCATTCAACCGCGACGACTTCGCACAAGGCCGATTGAACAACCGTAAACCGGGGTTAGGGACCGACGAGTGGAACGTCATGCTCCGGTTGACAGCGGAGGCACAGGTGAATGCCGGGTTACCTCAGTTGGATTTTTCGTGCCACCTGCCACAGATGATTACCCGCGATCGGTGGCACGAAATGTTCGAGTCGTTCGGCCTTGCAAAACAACCTCTGGTGTGGGAGTCTATGTACGGGGCGATGTTTGCCACCAACCCACAGAGCCATAAGGGATTTATGCTGAGATGGCAGGGACCAAAAGACCCGGTGCAAGAATCTGAGAAGCTAGACCAGGCGTGGATGTTAAACCATACACACGAGGCGTGGTCCGACAAGTTAAGGGACTGGTTGTCCCAGAAATTTCCCGAGCCTTGTAAAGACGAGATTTGAAGCGGGCGTAGTTACGGCCCTCGAAAGGATGGATAAATAATCCTTTCAAAAACGGAGCACTGGGAGACCCCGGGCCGATCGGTCCGTTTACTATGGACAACCAGTGTCAAGCCCAGTATCATGGCCGGACCTTATTTTCCCAATGGAGAAAATCGATGCCCGCAGGAAACGCTTTCAAGCCACGCCGGTCACTTACTCGACAGACCAACCCCATGCAACAGAGCAGATCCAACGACCGGTCGGCTTCATTGTCTGCCGTGGGACGACAAGTGAGGGAAATGCTGGACCGTGACGGTGGTATCAGTCCGGGCGGTCAGCCCGGTTTGGCAGTCCCCCCTGTAAATGGTGCCCGCGTACGTCCCGTGTTTTTAGAAGAGAACTATTACTTAGGGACTCCTAATACCCCTCAGAACCAAGACGTGCTTGACAGGATACTAGCCTATCGGGCTATAGCGTCTGATGTTGACAAACTGATGAACAATCCAATTCAGCAGCCGTACTCGTATAACCCACAGAACCAAGACGTGCTGGGCAGGGCGGCGTCCGCACTTGATGCTATCCAGCGGGACCGGTTGAACCCAATGGGCACTGTATCGAATCCGGAGGTAGGACCAGCACCTAACAGCATGATGTCCCAGTCAAACTCTGGGATGGCGATGTTTCCGTCAGTAGCAGGCCGTCCGGCTCCCCCTCAAAACCCCGGGTTGATGTCTCAGCTTATGAACGGGGCCAGAAGTCTTTTGCAGCAAGGAGCTAACGCTTTCCAGCGAGCGTACCCGGAGCAGGCACGACAGAATCTCGCACAAGCTCAGTCCGTTATCGGGTCAGCAAACGCTATTGACGGGATGGTCAGCCGATCACAGCGAGATAACCCAATGGCACCTCCACGGGATGCTTCACTGGGTGCGATGAATGCGTCTGATGAAGTCTTCAACCGTTTCCAAAGGTTCCAGCAGGCGGCCCCGATCCCACGAGACTCTTTCGGGGCGGCCCGTAACGCCCGTCAGGCGTACGACCAGACCACGTCAGGGTTTTCCAACGGGTATAACGGAATGCTGAACAACCCGATGCTGTCACCCGAGCAGAAACTCCAGATGGCAGAACAGAGTGCTGGCCGGTACATGCAGGGTGGTGCCGCAGCAGACCCGACGAACATCGGTGGGCGGTTCGGTGGAGAGTATGGCATGGGCCTGAACGCAGACGCTGCAGACATCCAGAACGGGAGGGCTGTACGTCTCGCTGACGGGACAGTGGCCCGCTTTACTGGAACGCAGGAGTCAGCACGCAGAGCCCAACTCGCAGGTAAGACCGAGCGGGAATCCCTGCGTGACCGCAGCAACATGAACGTGCCGCAGGAGGAGCTTGACCGGAGGGCGAGAG